ACAATCCTTGCTGGAAAGCAAGCATTGGCAGAAGCCGTATCACAGGAGCCAAATGTTGTTATCGGTCCAGTCACTGATAAGTTGATGCGTTTCCGCCCAATCGGTTGGTACGGTGTTCTCGGATGGAGCATCTACCGTCAAGAGGCGCTATACCGCATTGAAACTGGTTCTTCAATCGCTGCACTTTAGTTGATTGACTCTGAGGGATAGGCATATTTGAAAAGTCTATCCCTTCGGGGTGAGTCCATTAGGAGGCTTAATGTCAATGTATTACTTCACTACCCCTACGGTAGATGAAACTCCTGCAGGAGATAACATCCTGTTTGCTCGCTACAAGATAGCGCGTGGTATCTCAGTCTTGCGTTTAAACGGTATTTATTCCTCATACAGATACCCAAGTCAGATTCTGACAAACACCGCCGAGGAGTATTACCCAGGTGGTACATCAACTCTGATTACACAACAGACAGCCGATGCTCTAACAGCACAAGGCTACGGAGAGTACATAACACCAGCATGAACCTACATCAAATACAGACCCACCCAGAGTTTGTTGAGGGTTGCTTTGGTTGCAAAGTTGGAACTCTTGTTATGAATACAGGAGATGCCAACTCTAACCTAAGAACATCTACTAAACAGTGGGATAAAGAATTGCAGGCATATAGAGATGCCCGCGCTCAGGGCATACAGCCCGCAGGAACCAGTATGAAAAAGGTTCAAGAAGCAGTAAGAATCTCAAATGAAACAGGTAAGGCTTTCGGGGCATAGGAGGAACCATGGCTGCTCGTAAACCACAACGCAAGAAAAAGGCTGCAGCACGGGTTCGTACAGTCAAGGATGAGTCATATACAGAACTAGAGATGTACTGCATTTGGCTTAACGAGTACTACAACTCCTTACTCAAGGCAGGCTTTAAGTCTGATGTAGCCCTTACCTTTGTAATGGATAAAGGTTCTTATCCAAGTTGGGTGCAATACCGCTCCCCTTCTGAGGATGAGATTAAGAAAATGTTGGATGAGGATGATGACGACTAACTCAATTATCCCAGAGCCAATGTGGGGACTGCCCTCTCCCACTATAGAAGATGAGGACATTTACGAAGATGAGGAAGAATAATGTGCATTGAGTGCAATTGCTTCGGAACTGTAACGCCTTACGGCGTTGGTGGCAGAACACCTACACAACTACCAAAGGCTCCAAATGTAGCCATGTATAACAAGCCAATTGTCCGTATTGGCGAATCCCCAATGAGCAAGATGGAAGAAAACGATTCGGAGGATTACGACTAATGAAGAAAAAAGCAGCAATGAAAAAAGTTGGCAAAGTAATGGGCGAGTACAAGCGTGGAACCCTTCACTCAGGTAAGGGTGGACCCGTTGTTAAATCCAAGAAGCAAGCCGTTGCTATCGCTATGAGCGAAGCAGGAATGGCTAAGAAGAAGGCTGCTAAGCGTGGCGGAAAAAAGAAGTAAGCGCGACCCTCGCCTAGCGAGGGCTGGCGTATCTGGTTTTAATAAACCAAAGCGCACACCAAGCCACCCAAGTAAATCACATGTGGTGGTAGCAAAAGAAGGCAGCCAAGTAAAGACCATTCGTTTTGGTCAACAAGGTGTAACAGGCGATAGACAGCCCACAAAGCGACAGAAATCATTTAAAGCCCGTCATGCAAAGAACATTGCTAAGGGCAAGATGAGTGCAGCGTATTGGGCAGACAAGGTGAAGTGGTGAAAGGTAAAGCATTTTGGGACAAGAAGAATCCAAAAAAGACATCTACAAAACTAACTTCTGCACAGAAGGCTGCTGCCAAGGCTCGTGCAAAGGCTGCGGGTCGGAAGTATCCGAACCTAGTAGATAACGCAGCAGTGGCTCGCAAGGCTAAGAAGAAAGGCAAGTAATGGCAACAGGAGCAGCAGGAAGCACACTTACGGGTGAACTTAACCGTCTAGCCAATGGCGGTACATACCCCGTTTATACAGTTTACGATGCACCACAAGGTGCTGCTAATGCGTGGGCTGGAACTACTGGCAAAGGACTTATTGCTGCCCTCAATTACAAGGCTAGTTCTACACGCCAGCCAAATAACTACAAAGGTTTAAACGCTATCTGCAATGAACTTGCTGGCACCTCTGGATTATCAGCCGTGGCTGCACTAAGGAGCATCAACCTATGAGTACTTTTGGACAACTGGCAGACCGTGTTGAGGCTGTATTGCATGGCTATACAGAGAACACAGAGCCTGCTACTTGGCTAGTTAGCAACGCTACTAGCACAGCAACAACCTTAAGCGTTTATGATGCTTCGGTTATTGGGCGTGGTTATGTACAGATTGACGATGAAATTGTATTCGTTAACTCTACAGACAATGTAGCCAATACTCTAAGCCTTGCTCCATGGGGTAGAGCGCAGCGTGGTACAAGCGCTGCTGCTCATAACCAAAATGCCAAAGTAACAATGGCACCACTGTTCCCACGGCAAGAGATTAAGAACGCCATCAATGACACAATCAATGCTATGTACCCAAGCATCTTTGCGGTAGGTACCTATGACTTTGATTATGTAGCAGCGCAGTATTCCTATGGAATTCCTGCTGCAGTACAAAATGTTTTATCTGTAACCTACTCAACAGTAGGTCCATCCAAAGAATGGTTCCCATCTCGTGCATGGCAATTAGATAGAGTTGCAGATTCAGATGCCTTTAGCACTACAAAGAGCCTATCTATTTACTCAGAGATTGTTCCTGGACAGACAGTGCATGTGTCATACAGCAAGCGCCCAACAGCACTTGTTAACGATAATGATGAGTACGAAACAGTCACAGGCTTTCCATCTTATTCGGAGGATGTTGCTATCTATGGCGCAGCCTTCCGCATGATTTCGTTCTTGGACCCTTCACGCCTTGGTCCTCAATCTGCAGCAGCAGACATCCTTGATGGCGTGCGCCCGACAGGTTCGGGGCAGAACGCAGCCAGATTCTTGTACAACATTTATCAGCAGCGTTTAAACGAAGTGGCGAATAACCAACGCCGTCAACATCCAATCCGTTCGCACTATCAGAGATAAGGTAGAAAATGGCAGCAGGCGACCCAGGCTCACCAGCGCGGTACTACTCCTCAACCGCAGTAGAAACCTCGCTCCAAGCATCTATCCCCGCACAGTCGCAGGGGCAGTCATACACATCATTCATTGTCGCATCCATTAGCGGATTCCCGACAGACTTTCCGTACACGCTCATCGTTGACCCTGATACTTCTAAAGAAGAAGTCATCACAGTTACAAGTGGTACAAGCACAACCCTAGTAGTAACTCGTGGCTCTGATAATACGCAGGCTGTAGCCCACTCTGCTGGTGCAGTGGTTCGCCATGGTGTATCTGGTCGTGACTTCCGCGAATCAGAGAATCACATCGCAGCCCGTGGTTATGACATTGACCAAGCAATTCTTGTTGCTGCTAACCAAACACATGTACATGGTATTGGCTCTGGCGATGGTGCGGTAGTTGGTACTACCAAGGCTCAGACTCTTACTAACAAAGTTTACTCAAGCGGTACTGTAACTGGTGCATTTACTGCAACTAGCGCAACATTTACTGGCGGTACATTTACCTCAGCCACAGTAACAAGTTCAACAGTAACTTCATCTACGATTGTATCAAGCACATTTACTGGTTCTTTCACTGCATCTAGTGCTACCTTCGTAAGCCCAACTATCTCTGGCTCACCAGTTATCACTGGTCTATCTAGCGCAGGCATGGTTGATTCCTCTGCAACTCCAAAGAATTATGTAGATAGCATCCTTGGTTCTGCTACTGCTGCTGCAACTTCTGCTGCATCTGCTGCAGCCAGTGCTACTGCTGCTGCAACAAGTGCTACATCTGCAGCAAACAGCGCTACAGCATCTGCTAATAGCGCTACTGCCTCAGCAACAAGTGCATCGGCTGCTGCAACTTCAGCAACCTCTGCTGCTGCCTCAGCCACGGCTGCTGCAACCAGCGCTACAAGCGCTGCTGCAAGCGCCACTGCTGCAGCCACAAGTGCTACCAGTGCAGCCAACTCAGCAACAGCATCTGCTTCTTCAGCAAGCGCTGCAGCGACTAGTGCAAGCAACGCTGCTGCAAGTGCTACGGCTGCTGCTACCTCGGCTACCTCGGCTGCTGCTAGTGCAACTGCTGCAGCAACCTCAGCCACAAGCGCAGCAGCATCGGCTACTGCTGCTGCTACATCTGCCACAAGCGCAGACAGTGCAGCATCCATTGCAATCGCTCAGGCTTCCAATGCCAGTGCTTCTGCCACAGCAGCAGCAACCAGCGCTACTAGCGCAGCAGCATCTGCAACGGCAGCAGCCACTTCTGCAGCCTCTGCAGCAGCATCAACCTCTGCTGCTGCTGCTTCTGCTTCTGATGCAGCAACAAGTGCAGCATCTGCTGCGACATCAGCCTCAAGTGCTGCTGCCTCTTATGACTCATTTGATGACAGATACCTAGGCGCTAAGTCAACGCCACCTACAGTGGACAATGACGGTAACCCACTACTAACTGGCGCTCTTTATTGGAACACAGTTGATAATCAGATGTATGTCTGGAGTGGCAGTGCTTGGGGTGGTATCTCCTCAACTGCCCAGTTGTTCCGTTATCGCTACACATTATCTGGTGGAGAAACTAGCGTTTCGGGTCCAGATGATAATGGTGTAACTCTTTCTTATCTTGCTGGTAAGGAACAGGTATACCTAAATGGTGTACTTATGGTTCGTAGCCAAGACTACACAGCAACCAATGGCACAAGCATTACAGGCTTTAGCCCTGCGCTTGCTGCCTCTGATGTCATTGAGATTATTACCTTTACTGCATTTGATGTGGCTACAGCAATTCCTAATAGCATCCTAGATGCAAAGGGAGATTTAATTGTTGCTACATCGGCAGATACCCCTGGTAAACTTTCTGTAGGTACAAATGGATATTTCCTCAAGGCTAACTCAGGTGCTGCACTTGGCGTTGAGTGGGCTGCTGTAGATGCTTTACCTAGCCAAACAGGTAACAATGGTAAGTACTTAACAACAGATGGCTCCACTGCTTCTTGGGCTGTGGTTGATACAAGTTCTATTGAAATAATGTCAATAATGGGAGCATACTAATGACAAAAGCAAGAACGCTTGCAGATAATTATGCTGCAGATATAAACCAGGTTAGCGCTGGCGTAGGCATTACAGGCGGTGGTACATCAGGTACTGTAACCATTACAAATGATATGGCTACTACCATAGCAGCAAAAGGTGATTTAGTTATTGGTACAGGTAATGATACCTACAACCGTCTAGCCGTTGCCTCTACTGCAGGATATGTCTTGACAGTTGACTCGGCAGAAACGACTGGGTTAAAGTGGGCTGCTGCTGGGTCTAGTTTTTCTGGTTGTGCTCTATATAAAAGCGGAAATCAATCAGTTGCTAACGCAACCGACACTATTGTTACTTTTGATTCAGAATTATTTGACACAGACGGCTATCACAGCACATCAACAAATACTTCAAGAATTACTATTCCAACTGGAAAAGGTGGTTACTATACTTTTTGTGTTTATGTAGTATGGCCCGATGGAAGTTGGGCTATTTCAAATGCTGCACTAAAAAAGAATGGAGTAGCACTCAAATCTGATTGGCTTAATGTTGGCTCGGGAACCTATAATACACAAGGTTATACAACTATTGTAAGTGCTTCTGCAGGAGATTATTTTGAAATTATTGTTTATCATAATAAGGGAAGCAGTAATAATATATTAGGTGATAATAACGGAACAGGTGCAACTCGTTTTGAGTGCGCTTATTTAGGAGCATAAAATGGAATTATGGGAAAAGATTATTGCATCGTATCCTGAAATTAATCCTACTGACGATTTTAGAAAACTCGGCATATTTTTGCAAGATGACTCAGATGGTCAAGGCGCATACATTGCAAAATGGGAATATACACAACCAATTCCAGCAGGACTCAAACTAGGCAAATAAGAAAGGTAAGTAGTAACTAATGGCTACAGTAAGTAAAGTACTCGCTCGCACAGCAGCAGCGACTACAAGCACAACCCTATACACACAACCTAATACGGCTACGACTACTGTTATCACTAACATCTTGGTGACTAACACTACTGGTACTACGGCTAATTTCACCCTATCTTTTGCTGGTGTAACCTCAGCATCATCAGTATCTGTTGGTTCCTATGACACCACAGTAATTGATATGAAGCAGGTTATCCCACCAACTAACCCTGCTGCTACTATTACTGGTAGCGCATCTACAACTGGTGTAAACTTTCACATCTCTGGAGTGGAGATTGCATAGTGAGTCCTGTATATAAATTAACTGCTAACTCTGTAAAGAATGGCAGGACTGTATATGGGAGTATGTTGGCTGGCAATACTGCGTATATACCTCCAACATATTTTGATTCTATTTCTACTGTAACTTTATCATCTACTCAAAGTTCAGTAACAATATCATCAATCCCATCAACCTACACTCATCTCCAATTAAGATACAGTGGACTTTCAAACAGTATGGGTACGCAGTTTATGGAAATAAATGGCGATACAAATACTAATAACTATAGAACACATTACTTACGCGGTAGTGGTAGCACACTTGAAGGTGGATACTTAACAGGTCGTGCTGCAATTCTTGGTGGCGGATTTGCTGGTCAATTTAGTACCACTTATCCTATGGTTGGTGTAATTGACATACTAGATTATACAAATACAGCAAAGTATAAAGTAGTCAGAGCGCTACACGGAACTGATACAAACGGCACTGGATACAATGGCGAATCAGAAATAACCAGTGGTTTATGGTTAAGTGGTAGTCCGATAACACAATTGAAATTCTATTTAGATGGTGGAAATAACTTTACCGCTAACTCTAAATGGGCTTTATACGGGATAAAGGTGGCTTCATAATGCCAGCAGGCGGAACATACGAACCAATAGCAACCACTACAATTAGTGGTACATCAACTACGACTGTCGCTTTTACTTCCATACCTTCAACATATACAGATTTGATTTTAGTAACAAATATTACTACTACCAATAACAGTAATGGTAATGGGTGGATAACTTTCAATAATGACACAGGAACCAATTATTCCCAAACACGCATATATGGAGGAACAGGTGTTGGTGGTTCGGATAGACAAACTGGTACTAACTATTTGAATCTTAATATTGGTGGATTTAATAACGG